CTGCCATCTCTACATCAGTAGCTTCCTGAGTGTAGTTATTTACTGTAGTGGATAAAGTCTGACTTACCTTGTTAGCTATCTCAGCAGGAATGTTGTCTGATGCTTCTATAGTTTTACCTGTAGCACCAATGACAGCTAACTCTCTTCGCTCTACAGAAGGTGATCGTGCATCCTGCTCTTCTTTGACTGCAGGTTTTTTGTCATCACCTAGGAAAGTAATTCCGCTAGATACTTGATTTAAAAATGTAACCATTAGTTAAAAGCTGCTTTAATCTTATCTGAGTTTTGTAATACAGCCAAACCTAATCCTGAAACTGCTGCTCCTGTTTCAGCATTAGACTGAGCAGTTTGAGCTATAGAACTAAATCCAGTTATTTCTCTTGACAGATTTGTCATAGAAGAACCGTAACCTAAGTTAGCTCCGTATTGAGAAGTTAAACTAGCTAGACCACCTGCAGCACCAGAGCTTCCACTTAAACCTAGAGCAGCTTGAGATGCTTGTGCTTGTGCTCTTTTTATTTGTAGTTCTCTAAATGCCATTCTTCTTGATCTTGCAGCTTTTAAAGCTTGTTGTCTTTGTTGTCTTCTAGCAATCTCTTGATTTGCTTTTCTACCTTTTCTTTGTTGACTAACACTGTAAGCTGTTCCAGCTACTGTTGTTACTGCTGCTATGACTGGTAGTGCTTGAGGCATTTTACTCTCCGTAAATGTATACGTTCATATTTTCAGAACGTCCTGCGTATTTAAAATTTAGCATACTAGCTAGTTTGTTTTCTTTAGTTCCTATCTCTACTGCTGCAAAAATGGTTTCTTTACCTAAAGTTTTAAAGAAATCTAACCAATCTTCCAACAATTTTTTCATTTCTAGAAAAGAGCTTTTATTAAAGACTTCTACTTTAGGTAAGTGAACAATTACGTAATCTTCGTTATACTCTATTCTGACATCAAAATTCTTACCTTTTATTCCAAAAAGATTTTTTGATTCTATCAATACCTAGGGTTCCTTCCTTGTAGCATACCCCAACCTAGGAGTATAAAGTCTTTACCCTGTACACTTTCGTATTTAATTCTCATGGATCGTCCATGTCCACGTATCTTTATCCTTGATGTTATGACATCATCAGGATAGTTAAAGTCATTTAAGTTACCACTGTTAGGAAACAAAGGATACTTCAATCTGTAAACTTCTTGTGCTGTTTGAAAGTCTTCTCTAAAATCCCAAGCTGCTGCAACAGTTAGACCAGAGGGTCTTACAGCAGTGTAACCATCAGTCTCATTACCTGTAAATCCTGTCTCTGTAACTCTAGCGTAAGTAACAATAAAGGGTGCGTTCTTTTTTAGAACAGCATCCCCTATAAAATCGTATCCTGTTTCAGCAAAAGATGTGTAGTTTGCACTACCCCAATCTAGAAAGGCTACACCACTAAAGTGACCCATAGTAATTTTATTTGTAGCCCCATCCCTGCAAATTAGTACAATAGATGGATCACCTTCTGATTGTGCGTATGTATCGTAGTAAGCTAGACCTACTATAGCATCAGTGCTAGAAGCTTCATCAGATATTTTCCAAGGAAAGAAAGCTTGTAAAGGTATGTCTAGTATTAAGAAGTTATTTATCTTAGACGCTACACCTTCACCTGCGTTAGGATAACCCCAGTACAATCTTTTATTTACATTGTCGTAGCAAGCTATAACTTTAGCTTTTTGAGCGTCAGTTATTTCATTCCAAAATGTTTGTATAGTAGGTATTGTTATGTTTTGTTGAGAACTAGAACCTGTTACAGCGTCAGCTTGTAGTGTATGTATGCCGTACTTTGACCACCAGAAAGGAACACCGTCTGCTTGAACAAAAGTACCTTGGTGAAGAATACCTACTTTACTTACTTGATTTACTGAGAACTCTGTAGCTCTAAAAACACCATCAACACCTTGTATTTGCCAAACACCATTTTCAGCAAAAACAAATAGAGCACCTTGAAAGCCATAAAGTTTTTGAATGTTGTAAGCGTCTGGTATCTCTATGACACCACCGTCATTGTCTAATAAGTCAGATAGGTTTTCTGATGTAGGGTCATTACGTTGAAAACACTCACCTAATTCATTAGCATCCTCTACAATTCTAGAAAATAAGATAGTACCTGCGTTCTTAGCACTTGTTAGTCCAGCATAAAAAACTCTACCTGAGAATGTTTCACAAGTTTGAAACCTAGATGATTCTGTTTCATCAGATACTCCGTTTAGTGCATAAAGTTTTCTAGGCTCTGTGTTGTAAGCTGCTGTTCTTTGTTTGTTAAAGAAGTTTAGAACAAACCTACCGTTTGCAGTTAAAGTTTTACCAGCGTCTATTTTAAGAAACTCTGCTCTGTTTTGAACATTACTAGAGTCTTTCCCTGAAAACCAAGGATGTGTTAAGGGTGGTTGTAGAATATTACCGCTTTGAACAATGTGAGTTGTAAAAGCATCGTTGCCAGCTAGTACTGATGCAATACCATTATTTACCGAACCCCACCCTGAGTTGTAAGCGTCATACAACCTAGGACCATTAGCAGCAAGAGATGGTAAATTACCAATAATACTTTTTTCAAAAAAATACTCATCCCCTGCAGCTTCATACCCTTGCCACTCAAAGTCTCTTACTTCAAAAGTTATTGATTGCCCTGATACAGTATTGTTGCTGTTGTATATTAATCTTATTGCTTGCATAGCAGAAGAAGTTACTACTAACATACCTTTTATAGTAGTAAACTGACAGGCTACAGTAGGATCAATAGTTGTACCAAATAAACCATTAAAAGAAAAAGAAGTAACTAACTGGTTTGAGTAAGGGGTACTGGCTTTGTTGTAAAAGTAAAGATTACTGCCTTTTTGTAAAACTAGTAAGTCTCTATTTGCGTCACCACCTGCGTTTGTCCACTCTCCTGTAGCAACAGCTTCTGAATTGCTAAGAGTAAATGAAGACAAAGCGTGTGAGCTTTCGTACTCTACGTTTAGTCTTCTACGTCTAGTACCATCCCTACGTAGGTCACAGTTGGACTCATCAACAGAAGCACCCTCAGGAAACGTAAGTTCAGAAGCTTCTGTGATCAGACCTTTTACAAAATTATTTACTGCTTTCTGACTTATGCTTTGAGCCATTACGTTCTTTCTCACGTTGGTCTGCGTACTCGTTACGCTGAACAGTTTTGGTTTTTACTTTGTTTCTAAGGTAATCTTCTACAGCTTCCTTACCTTTTTGTAGGCTAGAGTATCTGCCAGATAGTTCGCTTGGTACTGAACCCTTCTCAAATTTTACTCTAAAAAAACTGTATCCACTTTCTTCTTTACTTACGTAAATCTCTGACACCATTTTGTCAGACTTTATAACACAGCGTTGGTTTACTGTATCAGTTTCTATGTCTATCATTAGGTTCTTCCGTAGTTGTTTCTAGCACCCTGTCTGCTTTTGTATTGATCGTTTTGTACATAAGACTTTAGCCTACGTGCAGCCTGTTCAATCTTAGGATCAGAACCACCTTTGAAAAGACTCATAGATGTTGACTTTGCTTCAGCCAATAGTAAAGGCATTAGTGTTTGGTCTAAGTCTATAGCAAAGCTATCTGTTTGACTAAAGGTTGGGTATATAGAACAAAGTGCTCTAGTTTTAGCAGCAGTTAAATTAGTTTCCACTGAAGCATCATAGGAATCCATTATAATGTGATTGTCGTTGAATGATGTGTAATAGGAGGGGTCTCTATCATTTGCTACAAAAAGTTCTACAGACTGATCAACGGTTGTTACTTTAAAATCAGTTTCGCTCATTCTGTCTATAAACTCTAGAGGAGGAACATAAAGTATTTCTCTGTAGTCTTGACTAGACGCTGTACCTATATTGTAGTCTACTCTTATTAATTCTTTTGTTCTTGCAGGATAAGTAAAATGAGTAGGCCTTGCGCTACTTCCTAAAGAAACTAAAGGAATTAGTTTATTGTGCTCTGGAATACTTCTTGCTGCAATTATATTAAAGTAAGTATCTTCTACTACTGATGCAATCTGTAAAGCTTCAGTTGTGTCAGAAATACTATTTACATTTTCTGAATCCATGTCAGATAAAATAGATTGTACTACTTGTAGAAGAGTGCTTTTCATTTGGTACTATCCAATAAAGAGGGAAGGAAGGGTGCTCCCTAAGGAACACCCAAAGCTTTTAAGGCTCGATGTATTCGATAACCAACTTGGCTTCACCAGCAGTAAATGCTGCTGTGCCATAGATAGCTTCGACATAAACATCTGCGCCACCAACAGTTGCTGTACCGCCTACTGCTGCACCATCACAAGCTACTGCTTTATCTGCACCAATAGCAGCCAAAGCAACTGCTGCGTCAATACCATCGGCATCAACTGCAACACCAGCTTGAGTGTAAGTACCTATTGTCAATGTAGCCGAACCACCTGAGGTAAAAGCTGTAGAGACAATAAGACTAGCAGAAGTAATGTACGAACCTGCTGGAATGAAAGCATCGTGATCTTGTGGAGTTGCCACAGATGAAGGAACTTCTGTTCCTGTGATATTCATCACCAATGATTTCTTTTGACTTGAAAGAGAAGTACCACGCTTTGCAGCAGTTCCCTGTTCACCTGCGGTAAGAACTTCTAGACCGTCTGCGTTTACATAACTCATTAGTCTACCTCCTTACGCTACTGTTGGTTTCGTGACAACACGAACCATGTTTTCAGGACGATACAACTTGACACCGTAACGAGCAGTTGTTACAAACTCGTGTCTTTGGAAGTCTTTGTTGTAGTCGTAGTCCACATTAGGTTGTTGACGGAACGCACCCACAAATGGGTTTACAGACTGATCTGCTGAGAAGAACAAGTTTACTTTACCATTAGTAGATGAGTAATCTTGGTTCGCACCAGCTAGGTCTGGTAGTGCGTTATCGGTTGCGTCTGGTAGGAAGTTTGAGCAGTATACATCAAACCCATATACGTTTGCTACGAAACGCATACCAGTTGCTATACCGTCACGAACTAGTCCTTCGAAACGTGGGTTGTTTGACACGTTTACGATGTTGCTCAGTGTGTTAAGTGTGTACTCAACAGACGGATCAACGATGGCTACCAAGTTGCTGTCTGGAACGTTCTGTTTTTTCAGAGCGTAACGTGCATAAGCAAACTCTTTCAAGGTGATAACTTCACCTGTACCTGTAGAACCAACACGCATTGAGATGCCATTGATTGTTTCGTTAGAGT